CAGAATTAATAGCTACTGCGATTAATAGTACAGCATTTACAAATGTAATTGCATATGTTAACGCAACAAATAAAGTAGTTATAGAACACAAACTAGGTGGCGACATACGCATAGATGATACAGATGGGTTGTTTGCAGCTATGGGAATGGCAGGTTTGAACGCAGCTGGATCAAATTCAGCTACAGCAACACCTGGACTTTTTGTTGCACCAACTGGCGATTCAAAGTATGGATTAGTAGCTTCAAACTGGAAGCCATTAACTTATACAGCATCTGAAAATGAGCCATTAGCACTTACACAAGACGGCCAACGCTGGTACAATTCAACAATCGATGAAGTTGATATCATGATACACAATGGCACTACATGGGTTGGTTATCAAAATTACAATGGAGATTATGCTAATACAAACCCAGCAGGTCCAATTGTAAGCGCATCAGCACCAAAAGCCGCAGACGGACAGTCAGACGCATCTCCATTAGTTGATGGAGATCTTTGGATTAGTACAGCAGATTTAGAAAACTTTCCACTAGTATATCGTTGGAATGGCACTTCTGAAGAATGGGTATTGATTGATAAAACAGATCAAACTACAGAAAACGGTATAGTATTTGGCGATGCACGTTGGTCACTCACTGGCGGCGCAACTGATGGACCGTTTGTTGGCGCAGATATTGACGAGTTACTAACTAATGATTTCTTAGATCCAGATGCTCCAGATCCTGCACTATATCCAAAAGGTATGTTGCTTTGGAACACACGTAGAAGTGGATTTAATGTTAAGCGTTTTGTACGTAACTACGTCGATGTAGCAGGTGCCAACGGACGTTTCTTAGTAGACGATCCGCAAAGTGTAGATCCAGCAGACGTAATTGACGAGCCAATGGCTAGTTACTATCCACACAGATGGGTAACAGATTCAGGTAATAACGAAGATGGATCAGGTACATTTGGACGTTTTGCACAGCGCAAGAGTGTTGTACAAGCATTACAATCTTTAGTTAATAGCAATCAAGATATACGTGACGAAGAGTCACGTCAGTATAACTTAATTGCAGCTCCGGGTTATCCAGAATTAATTGGTGAAATGATTACATTGAACGTAGATCGTAGATTGACTGCGTTTGTTGTAGGCGACACACCAATGCGCTTAACACCAGATGCTACTTCATTGAATGAATGGGCAAATAATGTTAGAGGTGCACTTGAAGATAATGATAATGGTGCAGTGTCTAAAGACGAGTATCTAGGCATGTATTACCCAAGTGGCTTTACAAGTGATAACTTTGGAAATAACATTGTAGTTCCAGCTTCACACATGGCACTACGTACACTTGTACTAAACGACCAAGTTGCGTTCCCCTGGTTTGCTCCAGCAGGTACAAGACGCGGTGGCGTAAGCAACGCAACAAGTTCAGGTTATATTAGTAGCGAAGGCGAATTTGTTGGCGTTTCACTTAACACTGGTCAACGTGATACACTATACAGCAATCAAATAAATCCAATTACGTTTATTAATGGTGCTGGCTTAGTTGTATTTGGTCAGAAGACTCGTGCAAGAAATGCAAGTGCATTAGACAGAGTAAACGTAGCACGTTTAACTGTGTACTTACGTGGACAGCTTGAGTTACTTGCAAGACCTTACTTGTTTGAACCTAATGACAAAGTAACAAGAGATCAAATTAAATCAGCTGCTGATCAACTACTATTAGAACTTGTAGGATTAAGAGCTGTATATGACTTCTTGGTAGTGTGTGATGAAACAAACAATACACCAGCAAGAGTTGATAGAAACGAACTTTACTTAGACGTAGCTATTGAACCGGTTAAGGCGATTGAATTTATTTACATTCCGCTAAGACTTAAGAACACTGGAGAAATTTCGGCACTAGGTTAATATGCGTACTTAATGGATGGGGAAAATTCCCCATCCTATTATGCATAAATACTATTGTAACAGGAGACAAGAATGCCAATTACAACATTAACAAATATTTCAATCCCAACAGAAGATGGGGGCGGCAGCAATAGTTCATTGCTAATGCCAAAACTTCAATATCGTTTTAGAGTGATGTTTGAAAACTTTGGAACAACAGGCGGACCAGATGGTATCCGTGAAATCACAAGACAAGTAGTAGACGTAACTCGTCCTAATTTGACTTTTGAACAAATGACCCTAGATGCTTATAACTCAAGAACATATCTTGCAGGTAAGCATAATTGGGAGCCAATTACATTGACACTACGTGAAGATGCAAACAACAACGTACAAAAAATTGTTGGTCAGCAACTTCAAAGACAGTTTGACTTTTTTGAACAGTCTAGTGCAGTATCAGGTGGTTCTTATAAGTTTATTACTAAAATAGAAATACTAGACGGCGGCAACGGCGCAAATGGTTCTAACATTATTGATAGATTCCAACTAGTAGGTTGTTACTTAGAATCAGCAAACTACAACACACTAGCATATGCAACAAGTGACGCAGTTACAGTTTCTTTAAGTATACGCTATGATAATGCTATCCAATTTGGTAGTGAAGAACAGTTTAGCGGAGTTGGCGAAGCTATTACACGAGCTGCTCAAGACTCTGTCAGCGGCACACAAGCTACTGGCTAATAGTACTAAACAGGTATTCTTGTTTAATTAAGAAAGTAGGGATCTTTACAGGTTCCTACTTTTTTATTATGTACGCACAAATTTTTTAAGATAAATATACTTATGAGTTGGTGGAATAGTTTTATAATACCTAGAGATGTTAACACGCATTTGCGTGACGCTCGGCATGCACATAATCTTTTTACACAATATGGTCATATATTTTCACCAAAGGTAAAATTTTTATATCATGTTGTTTTTGAACCTGCGTTAGATAATCAAAAACCCAATACTAGACAATTTAATAAGCAAATAGGTGTGCTTGTAAAAAGTGCCGACTTGCCTGGATTTAGAGCAAGTATTGAGAATAAACAACAATATAATCGAAAAAAGAATCTGCAAACAAGAATAGATTATGAAGATTTAAGAATTGTTCTGCATGATGATAATCTAGGTGCTACAAGATCGATGCTTGAAGAATACTACAGATTTTATTTTCAAGACGGTAATCATAAATTAAACAATTCACGAGGAACTCCAGACGGGAGTTTCGGAGCACGAGACAAGTACAATAGCTCAACGCCGAACTACGGTATGAATAGCTATCGTAACGGACCATTTTTTGCTAATATTAGAATATATCAATTGAGTTTACAAAATTGGTTTAGTTATACACTTATTAACCCTTTATTAAGCGGATGGGACCATGGCGGCGTTGACAGTAGCGATGGCGCTACGCCTAATGAAAATTCAATTACAGTAGCACATGAAGGTGTGTTATACGATAATGGAATTATTGGAGAAGACGGAGAACCTAAACACTTCACCGATCCTGAAACTGGATATGATAATACACTAAGTCCATTATCTAGTGAAGTAAATGACAAATCAAAAGATTATGTGTTACCATCGTTATTTGATCTTGTAGAAGATATTTTTGATATTAGTTTGCCATTTGGATCTAATAATCCAGGATCTACTCTCGCTGGAAATATAGCAACATCAGTATTTAGATCAGCAGCAAGAGTTCCAGCAACTTCTAATTCAATTCTGGGATACTCTATTCCTGTTAATGATATTAATATAAATAGAAAAGCCGACATTGTACTCAAAAGTCCTAAGTATAGCGGTGATCCTGAAACTATATATAATCAATTGTTAGATGATCCGATAGCATATAATACTTTTTTAGCAAGAGCAATCAATAACAAATATATAGAAGGCGTAACGTGGAATGATTATTTGCTATTAAGTCCTGAAGCAAAATCTAGGATCCTTACTGATATAAGGAATCGTGTATTAGCAGGAGATTATAAGCTATTTACTTTCATGGTACAGTCATTGGAAGGAAGATTATGAAATCAGATTATCAAGAAAAATTAACAATTGACGATACACAAAAAATATTCAATAACTATTTTAAAAATGATATTGGCTATAATGCAAGTGAAGTAAATGCTGTAATAGGTTATTTTCTAAAAAGAGGGTTTGATACAATAGCAGCAACAAACACAGCAGCAATTTTTTTACAACAAGCGCGAATAGATAAAATACCTGTATTTAAATTAATAGATACATTAAAAGGTTTAAACGATATAGAAATAGATAATGTTATATCACAAATATTAAATCTATACAGATCAAAAACTTCTTCTATAGGATTTAAAAAAAATACAATTTTGTCACTAGTTGAACAAAGAAATATTATTATATAAAGGCAATATCATGTCTAGATTTGCTCAAGGTAAATTCAATCTAAAAAATGTAGAGAAATATATAGGTAACAAAACACCTACTTACCGCTCTGGTTGGGAATTTACTTTTATGAAATTCTGTGACGAACATCCTAGTGTTGCAAAATGGGCAAGTGAAGCAATAAAAATACCATACCGCAATCCGTTAAGTGGTAAACAAACAATCTATGTGCCTGATTTCTTTATAGTTTATAGCGACCGTAAAGGCAAGCAAAGAGTTGAACTTATAGAAGTAAAGCCAAAAAATCAAACGGTAAAAGAAAAAGTAGGACGTAGTAAACACAATCAAGCCCATTGGATAGTTAATCAAGCCAAATGGGAAGCAGCTAGAGCCTACTGTAAACAAAATGGAATATATTTCCGTATTGTTACTGAAGATGATATTTTTCATACTGGAAAAAGAAGATAAATAATAGTAGCATATAATGGAATGGACCCATGACTAAAAAATTAGAAGACCTATTAAACTTACCTGATTCTAAAGAAATTATAGAACAAGCAGAAGCACAGGAAGTTGAACAGTCTAAACACGATATAGAACGTGAAGAAACATTTCGTGATATTGCTGAATTTGACAAGATTACTGCTGCGTTACCTAGTGTTAAAGGGCTAGGCGATGCAGCTGATAAAGAGCTTAACGAAGTAGCTAACAAAGCAATGCAGGCATACGAAGATCTAATGGATCTAGGTATGAATGTTGAAAGTCGTTATAGTGGAAGAGTGTTTGAAGTTGCTGGCGGAATGTTAAAAACGTCTTTAGATGCAAAAACAGCAAAGTTAGACAAAAAATTAAAAATGATTGAGCTACAGCTAAAGAAAGAAAAAATGGACAAAGATGGAAATGCCTCTGTTGGTGATATAGTAAACGGCGAAGGATACGTTGTAACAGATAGAAACAGTCTATTAGAAAAGCTCAAAGGCATGGATAAAGATAAATAATATATAAACTAAGGATCATTGCGCAATGAGATCATTTACAGAAATACTTACAGAGTCTAAAAAGACTTATGAATTTAAAATAGGCATAGCTGGAGAATGTCCAGAAGACTGCGTAGAAAAAATGGAAACTGCTCTAAAAAAATATGCAGTAGCTAATATTACAACCGGTAAGAAGACGCCTATACAAGAACGTCCATTAGACTTTCCACAATTACAAAATATGGAAGTTACTTACTTTGAAGCAGAAGTAACCTATCCAACTACTCCGCAAGTGCTGCAAGAATATTTAGGACAATGCTGCGGCATTGATCAAGCATATATTATTGTGCGTAATATGGGTGATCCGAGAGAAGAGTATCAAGAAACTAAAGATGATGCTCCATACGAATCAATGCTAGACAAAGAAGACATGGGCGGCGAAAGTGCTCAAGATTCAGTAGCAGGTAGTCGTGTAATGGACTTATTAAAAGAATTAGAAACTGCTCGTAAAGAACGCGACCACGATGCAGCAGAAGGAGCACCAGTAGGCGAATCAGCTGACATTGGCGATACTGAAAATACTAAAGCGGTCGTGGGAGGTTAACACTATGAATATGAAAAATTTAATTCAGCAAATGACTGATATTGAGAATTCAAAAAAAGAACAAATTAACGAAGCAGCATCAATTACTATTAGTGCAGAAACAGGCGCAGAAATATCAGATATGATTGCTTCTATGCAGGGTAATGCTGGCATGCAGTCTAAGCCAGCTTTGTTGCCACCAAGTTTAGGCATGCGCAGCGATATGGAAAAGTTTCGTACTGCAATGGACGATGATCCAAAAATTCCTGGTAAAGATGACGTCGATGGCGACAAAGATTTACAAGCAGGACTAATTGGTGCACTAGCAGGCGGAGCATTAGGCTCAGCAGCAGGCGCCGCAACAGGCGCAACAGGAGCTATAGCAGCAAAAGGTGCAGCCGCAGGGGCCAAAGTAGGGTCAGGTATTGCTGGAGCAATGGGCAAAGGTATGTTAGGAAAAGCAGCTGGTGGAGCAATGGGTTCTAAAGTAGGCTCAGCTGTAGGTAGTGCATTACCAGGAGCAGCAGGCGCAGCTATTGGTGACAAAATGACTGGCGACACAGACGAAAGTTATGCTAACGAGCCTGATGCACAGTACGGTGACACGAGCGATGCTATTCCAGATGGCAATGATTTAAATCGCAAGAAGAAAGCATACGCTGCTACACAAGATGGCGATAACCCAATGGCTGTTGAAAACATCAAAGCAACACTAATGGCAGCACTTGCTGAAAAGAAGATGCCTATGGGCGCAGGACCAGATGGTAAAAAAGGCACTGATGACGATAAGCCTGCTTTCTTAAATCAAAAGACTGGTGACAAGAAAAGCAAAGGCGGAAGCAAGCCTAAGAAAGGTGTAGTACCTCCACAGTTTAAGAAAAAAGGTACTGACGAAGGCGGCCAAACAAAAGACTGTCCAAAGTGTGGCGCACCAGGTAAAAAGAAACTAATGGCTTGCTCAAGTTGCGGCTGTAGTTAATAAGGAAAGATAAATGGTAGCAGTAACAAGAGTAAACGGATCAGGCGCATTCACAGCCGGAAATGTTTTCAGCAATGGTCACGTATTCGCTTTCAAAATTTTAGTTAAAATTGCAAACGGTACAGCAGTTGATCTAAGAGCAGAAGACGATGCATTAGATGAAGTAGTAGAAGCAATTTGCAGAGAAATTAATCCTTTAATTTATCATACTACTGACGATGCCAGTGGTACAATAACTGTAGTATGTGATACATTTGATAATCACTTAGACTTACAACATAGAATTAGATTAATAGGTGGCGATTGGACTAGATCTACCAATGCATACGCTGTTTCAGCAGTTGGACCAAATAACATTGATATAAGCGGTACATTAGTTACTCATGC